AAATATCACTACATATTTGTACTTGTTGGTTCAATGTATGATTTGAAAACTCTCCATTCGCATCTGCGCTAAGGTCTAAAAAGTCATAGAAAATATTATTATCATCTATCCAATATGTGTAATCTTCTCCACCATTTATCCATGCCATGTCAAAGTATGTAAAGTCAACATGCATATCATCTAAAGCAGGGTCATATACAAAAAGCATACATCTAACAATATTGGTATATGGGTTATCTTTATCAACCACCATATCGTCAATTTCTTTTGGTAATTCACCTACTGGACTATGTTGTGTATCAACTGCCCATAAGTTATAAATTAATCTTTTATGTTCATATTTAGAAACATGTTGTGGAGTACCATATGAATCTCTATCTAATAATTCAATCTCAACATCTTTATCCCATTGAATAAATGTATTTGGATATGGCAACATCATCTTTACATCATTTGCTACTTTCACACGTTCTTCATTCGTAATAAAACTTGTGGTATTTGGTATATAGAATTTTTGTGCATTGGATATACCTAAAGATACTTCATCAAATAATCCACGTAATTTACTGTAATTAATTGTTCTTTCTTCGTTTGTAAAATGGTTATTATCATTTCTTGGATTAAAGTGTGGTAATGGTCTATACATCTTTGTAAACTTTTCATAACCACGTTCATCACCTAATCGTAAAAGATTATGTGTATGTAACAATTTTTCTAATACGTGTTTCTTCATAATACTTTCCCTGTTTTCTTATCTACTGCACATAAGACACCAAACTGATTTTTAAGAATCCATATGGTTTTCTTTTCTATGCTTAGTAAACGGTTTGGTATGGAATCATCATTTTTATAAAAGCCATTATCTTCTATATGACAAAACCACTTATGTACTGCTTGTTGAAATGACATTACGCACCCCCTTGTGTTCTATGTGGAACATTGTTGAACTGCATGTCATACCATTGCCATATATATTCTCTATGTCGCATCCAAACCATTCCAAAGGTTTTTAACATACATTCATCTGCAACTTCATACCCAAAAGCTTTGACAAACTCAGGATAGTTGCTTTGTAGACATGGTATCTCACCACCGTATATAAATTTAATTTCTGATTTACTCATTGTTACTCCTTTTCAATATTTCAATAGTTATTATTATAAACAAATAATAAACTAATGCAAACCCATTTTGTATATTTAATATTTTTTATGATAGACTAGCGAGATAAAAAGAGATTAATTGGTTAATTTTTAATGGCAAAAACAAAAAAACTTACAAAAGACTTAGCAGAAAAAATACGTAACGAGTTTGTACAAGGTATAGATTTAGGAACTACAGAACGTAAGTATCAAACTATAGATGCATTAGCAATTAAACATAAGGTAGCAAGAAGCACATTATATAAATGGTCTCAACGTGAAAGTTGGAAATCTCAACAAGAAAGATTTCAAAGTGAATTTTTACAAAAGGTGGATGCACAAAGACAAAAAGAAATGGCAAAAAATTCTAAGTCATTAGATGATACAGCATTAAGTCTAGCAAAAATATTAATGAATGAAATAGGTTTACAACTACAAGAAAATAATCAGAAAAGACAACAAGGTGCATTACCAATGACACCACAAATGATAAATCAATTATGTACTGCAAGTTTACAAGCACAAAAGCTTGGTAAGATTGCAACAGGTGAATCAACGGAGAATATAAAACTAAATGCCGAAGTTACAGACACAGATGCCTTCAGAGAAGCTATGGAACTGCTTGACACGGTTGCAAGAGCAAAGCAACAAGCAGACGATTCAGCTGTACACTGATTGGTTAAAAACAGCAAGAGCAAAACAGATAGCACCTGCATCTAATTTTTTTATATGGTTAATATTAGCTGGTCGTGGTTGGGGCAAAACAAAAACTGGTGCACAAGATATTGCTTTATATGCTTTACGTAATCCTAATACTATAAGTGCTGTAGTAGCACCAACTTTTGGTGATTTACGTAGGGTATGTTTTGGTGGTCCTAGTGGTTTGTTATCAATAATACCTAAAGAATGCACAGACCAAAACTTTGGCACAAATGGTTTTACAAGTGCAAACATGGAAATAAAATTAGCCAACGGTTCAAAAATTGTAGGTTATGCTGCAGTCAGTCCTGAAAGATTAAGAGGACCACAGTTTCATAGAGCATGGTGTGATGAATTAGCTTCATGGTCATATCCTGAAGCATTTGACCAACTTATGTTTGGTTTAAGATTAGGTGACAACCCACAATGTTTAATAACCACAACACCCAAACCAATTAAATTGATAAAAGATTTAGTTGAAAGAGATGATGTGCATATTACACGTGGTAATACCTTTGAAAATCAAGCTAACTTAGCAGAAAGTGCATTACAAATGATGAAAGATAGATATGAAGGTACTGCTTTAGGTAGACAAGAATTATTTGCAGAAATATTAGATGATGTAGAAGGTGCATTATGGACAACAACATTAATAGAACGTGCAAGATTAGAAGCAAATGAAGAACGTGAACTTACACAAATTATAGTTGCTGTAGACCCAGCAGTTACATCAGGAGAACAATCAGATGAGACTGGTATCATAGTAGTAGGCAAAGACAGAAATAACGAGTATTATGTATTAGAGGACTTGTCAGGAAGACACACAGCCGATAACTGGGGTAGAATAGTCCTTAATGCTTACTATGAATGGGAAGCTGATAGAATAATAGCTGAAGTAAATAATGGTGGCGACCTAGTTGAGAAGTTAATTAGAGACAAAGACCCTAATGCTTCATACAGGTCAGTAAGAGCAACACGTGGTAAAATGCTAAGAGCAGAACCAATAGCTGCACTTTACGAGCAAAAACGAGTACATCATATGGGCATATTTGGAGATTTAGAACAACAAATGTGTTCATATATAGGTCAGCTTAAACCAAGTCCTGATAGACTTGATGCACTTGTTTGGGGTTTGACAGAATTAAGTAAATCACGTGGACAAGTAAACTGGAGAATAAGCTAATGGCAGAACGAACATTATTGCAAAGAATATTTAATATAAACCCTGAACAAAAACAAAGTAATATGATGGGTTATTTTGGCGTAGGAACAGAAGAAGCTAAAACATATAAATATCAAGAACTTGCAAAAGAAGGTTATCTTAAAAATGCAATTGTTTACAGATGCGTAAACGAAATATCTAAAGGTGCAAGTGCTGTACCATTTATTTTAAAAGCAGGAGACCAAATATTAGAAGAACATCCATTAAAAAACTTACTTAATAGACCTAACCCACTACAATCTTATTCTGAATTTTTCAACAGCTTGTTTGGATACTTATTATTAAGTGGTAATGCTTATGTTTTAAAGGTTGGTAGTGAACAAGGCACACCAAAAGAACTACACCAATTGCGACCTGACAGAATTAATATAAAAGGTAATGGAAATGCTATACCTGAAAAGTATGAATATATTATTAATGGTAGAGTGCAACAAACATACTTAGTTGACCAAGATAATGGTTTTAGTGAACTCAAACATGTAAAACTATGGAATCCATTAGATGATTACTATGGTTTAAGTCCAATGAGTGCAGCGGCTGTTGAAGTTGACCAATTTAACATGGCTAGTAAACACAATGTTAATTTATTACAAAACGGTGCAAGACCTAGTGGTGCAGTTGTATTTAAACCACAAGATGACGCAGGTTTTTCAGTAAATTTATCAGAATCACAAAGACAACAACTATTAACAGATATTAACAATAGATTTACAGGTGCTAATAATGCAGGTAGACCGTTGTTATTAGAAGGTGATTTTGATTGGAAAGAAATGGGATTGTCACCAAAAGACATGGACTTTCTTAACTTAAAACATATGAGTGCCACAGATATAGCATTATGTTTTGGTATACCATCACAGCTTGTAGGTGTTCCTGATGCACAAACTTATGCAAATGTAGCTGAAGCAAGACTTGCCTTATATGAAGAAACAATCATTCCACATTTAAGAAAAATATCCAGTGATTTAAATGAATGGTTAGTACCTATGTTTGACGAAAGACTAAGATTAGAATTTGATATTGATGCAATACCTGCATTAGCAGAACGTAGAAAAAAAATATATGAAAACGTAACTAGTGCTGTACGTGAAGGTATCATGACTAGAAATGAAGCTAGAGAAGTAATAGGTCTTGAACCCATTAATGGTGGTGATGATATATATATTTCTGCAACATTATTTCCGTTGGGTGATGGTGACGTTGAAAAACCTGAAAACCCAGTTAATGAAGAAGATGTGCAAGATTATGAAGAAGAAGAAGAAGATGATGATGACAAAGACTATATATGGGAACAGATAAAAGCACTTGCAGATATAAATACAACACCAACAGACGGAATGGCAACAGAAGCTAGACGTGGATTAGATTGGAGAAAAGAACATAATCGTGGTGGCACTATGGTAGGTGTTGCTAGAGCAAACCAGCTTGTAAAGAAACAAACACTATCTATAAGTACTGTTAAGCGTATGTATAGTTTCTTTTCACGACATGAAGTAGATAAACAAGGACAAGGATTTAGACAAGGACAAGATGGCTATCCTAGTGCTGGTCGTATTGCATGGGCATTATGGGGTGGTGATGCAGGATTTTCTTGGTCAACTAAAGTTAGAAATCAAATAGTACGTGAAGAAGAAAAAGAAATGTCTTTACAAGAACATTGGGGCTTAGTTACTGATGAAACAAAAGCATTAAGTGGTAAAGTTAAAGAAGGTCTTAAAAAGAAAGTAAAAGACCATAACGAAAAATATGGTGATAGTAAAACCAAAAGAACAAACCTTAGAACACTTGAAGCTGTATTTCGTAGAGGTGTTGGTGCTTACAGAACTAACCCACAATCTGTTAGACCAAGTGTAAGTTCACCTGACCAGTGGGCATATGCTCGTGTAAATAGTTTTTTAGCAGCATTGCGTAGAGGTAAATTCAGGGGTGGTAAACACGATACTGATTTATTTCCAAAAGGACACCCATTATCAAGTAAATAATGTTAAAAAAACAACTACATTCTTTTAGACGTGGTCGTGTAAATATTCGTAGAGAACAAAGACAACAATTAGCTTTACGTAATAACTTAGAAAAACGTGTATTTTCAAGATTAAACACTTTGTTTAGAAAATTTGTAAATGTGCAAATGCATTTATACAAAGAATATGGTGTATATCAACCTAATACTGCTGCACAAGTTTTGAATGAAGATATGTTTCCTTTATTGTTAACACATTACAAACGTATCTTTCAATCAGTGTACAATTTAAATGAAGATAAATACTACAATAAAAAACAAGAAGCTTTTGTATTTGGAAGAAGTGTAGATTTTGAAGAAGTTGTTTTTACATATTTTAATTCTAAGCAACTTATTTTAAGTGGTATATCAATTTCATTAGCTAATAGAATTTCACGTGTAATAGAACAAGGTAGAGCAGATAACCTTACACTTCCACAGATAGCAAAATTAGTTTCTGATAAATTTCTACCTATAAGCAGAAGTAGAGCAGCATTAATTGCACGTACAGAAACACATAATGCAGCAAGTTTTGCAAATCATTCTTATCATAAACAAGTAGAAAAAGATTTAGGACTTAAAATGATGAAAAGATGGGTTGCTACTAATGATGCTAGAACAAGACCTGCACATGCTAGTGCTAATGGACAAACAGTTGATATGAATGAAAAGTTTATAGTTGGTGGTACAGAAATGGATTTTGCAGGAGACTCTGCTGGTGGTGCAAAAAACGTTGTTAATTGCAGATGTGTAATAATATATGCAGATGAACAGGATATTGTGCTAGACTGACGTAGATGCTACCATATGTAGTGTTATGCCTATACCAAAACCTAGAACAAATGAAAGTAGGCAAGATTTTTTAAATAGATGCATGGGAGATGACACAATGGTTGATGAATATAATTCAAATCAAAGGTTAGCTGTTTGTACCAATGAGTACGATTCCAAAGAAGATTCTATAGAAGCTGAAGCAAAACGAGAAATACGTAAAGACGTATACGATAATCCAGGCGAGGCAACTGCAAGAGCCAAAGAAATTGGTTGCGTAGGCATTCATACACATGATGCAGATGGCAACAAAGTTTTTATGCCATGTAAAACACATGAAGAATACACAGAACTTACTGGTCGTGAGTTATCAGGTTATAAACCAAAAAAACCAAAGAAAAAAGAATACAGTTCTGAAGATGTAGAATCAAACGTAACTGATTTAAAAAATACAATTGAACTTAGGTCAGAACTTAAAGCATACATGCCAAATGATGATGAAGAAGAAGAAGACAAAGAATATGGTAAGTTTGAAGGTTATGGCTCTGTGTTCGGTAATAAAGATTTAGGGAATGACGTTATAGAAAAAGGTGCATTTGTTAAATCACTAAAAAAAAGAAAACCATATCAAGTAAAACTTTTGTATCAACATAAAACAGATATGCCAATAGGTGTGTTTGATGAAATAAAAGAAGATGAACATGGTTTACAAGTAAAAGGTCGTTTAGCACTTAAAACACAAGCAGGACAAGAAGCATATGAACTTATGAAAATGGGTGCATTAGATGGTTTGTCTATTGGTTTTAGAGTAAACCCTAAAGAAGTTTCATATGATAAGCGTTCTAACAAACGTATTATTAAAGAAGTAGATTTAATGGAAGTCTCGTTGGTAACTTTTCCAATGAACCCTAAAGCAACAGTATTGTCTGTTAAGGGTGAAGAGATAACTATTAGAGAGTGGGAAAATGGATTGCGAGATGCTTTCTCTATTTCTCGTTCAGAAGCGAAAGTTGCAGCAAAAGCTGTAACTGATGCATTCAGTCAACGAGAGGTTGGCTCAAATGCTGAATTGGTAGATGCCATAAAGAACTTAACTTTAACCTTAAAATCTTAATATAGGAGATTATTATGTCGGAAGATGTAAAAAACGCTTTACAGGATATGGGTTCAACCTTTGAAGAATTTAAAAAGGTCAATGACGAAAGACTTGAAAAGCTAGAAAAAGGCGAAGGTACAGCATATGTAGACGAGAAATTAGCTAAAATGGAAGCTAAGATGGATTCTTATGAAGACATTAATCAAAAACTTACAGTTGCTGAACAAAACGCCGACAACATCAAAAGCCAAATTGAAAATCTTGAAACGGTTGTAAAAAGACCAAATTCAGGCTTTGAAAGTAAGCAAGTAGATGACTATGTTGAAGCATTTGACAAATATTGTAGAAAAGGCGTAGAAGGTCTTGATGCAGTTGAGAAAAAAGCTTTAACAGTAAGCAATGATTCAACAGGTGGGTATTTAGCACCCCCTGAATATGTGAAAGAGTTACTAAAAACTGTAACAGAAATTTCACCTATTAGAAGTATTGTTAGAATTAGAAACACTGCTGCAAGAAGTATCCAAATCCCAAAAAGAACTGGACAATTCGCTGCACAATGGGTTTCTGAAAGTGGTACAAGAAGTGAAACTACTGGGTATCAAGTAGGACTGGAAGAATTACCAGCACATGAGCAATATGCTCTTGTTGATATTTCTGAGCAGGACTTAGAAGATTCAGTGTTTAACTTAGAAGCAGAAATGCAATCAGAATTTGCAGAGCAATTTGCAAAAGCTGAAGGCACTGCATTTGTAAGTGGTAATGCCGTAGGCAAACCTGAAGGATTTATGACCAACAGTGATGTTGCTTCAGTAGATTCAGGTTCAAATACTGCAATCTTAGCTGATAGTTTAATATCATTAGTACATAACATTAAAGCTGAATACAGCAGAAATGGTACATTTGTATTTAACAGAAGCACACTTGCTGCAATCAGAAAGTTAAAAGATACTGCTGGTCAGTATGTTTTCCAAACTGGTATGATGTTAGGTGGAAATATGGTGAATACTATTTTAGGACACCCATATGTAGAAGCTACAGACATGCCTAGTGTGGCACAAAATGCTTTTCCAGTTGCCTTTGGTGACTTTAGAAGAGGATACATGATTGTAGACAGAGTAAATTTAGCTGTATTAAGAGACCCTTTTACACAAGCTACTACTGGTAATGTAAGATACATTGCTAGAAAGAGAGTTGGTGGACAAGTAATACAGTCTGAAGCTATTAACAAACTAAAAATCACAGCGTAAGCAAGGAGTAAATTATGAAAGATTTAGGAAATAATTTAACACCTGTAAGCATGACTGCAGCAGTAGTCGCATCTGGAAATGCTACAACTACAACTGGTTCAGAGATAGACCTACAAGGTTTTGAAGGTGCATTTGTAATGTGTAATTCAGGTGTTGAAGGTGATACTTTAGCTACAAACTTAAAGTATGAGTTAAAACTTTATCATGGTGATACAAGTGGTTCTCTTACTGCAGTAAGTAGTCAATTAGATGTTACTGATGCTTCTATCGCAACT